AAACAGTTCACGGTCCGGCCCATCATGCTTTCAGAGTATTACAACTGACCGGGTCAGGCTTTGGGAAAACTTGAACAACCCAAGCCGCCGGTGAGTATCGTTCGCATCCTCTCCCTCGACATCGCTCATCCAATACGGCCATCCGATCTGCTTGGCCACCCGCTCCCCCGTGCCGCTGGCGTCGTTGTCAGCAATGACCACACCCTCCGGCAACGTGGCAGCCACCTTCACCATGTTGCCCGCGCTGAAGCAAACATGCAGCGTGTATCGGCGCTTCAGTTGAGACAAGGCCAGCCGGATAGACAATGCCGTGGCATACCCCTCGACCAGGATGTGCATGCCCTTGTTTTTAAAGACAAACTCAGCCCCACTTGTGCGCTGGCCGGACAGAAACTTCTTCCCGCCCACCTCGTCGATTAACTGTACACCCACTAAATGTCCATCCGATCGCATCGGTATGACCAACAGTTGCTGACCATTAAATGCCCATACATTTCCCTGCTCTTCCGGGAAACCCTTGGCTTTGAGATAGTCATGCCTACCGAATTGACATTGATCCAGGATCCAAGCCGCCTTGCTGGCCGCCTCCTTCGCCTGTTTGTTTCTTTGCTCCTCCGCATCATTGGCTTGCTTCTGTATGCGCACCACATCAGCGGGTTTCAGATCATCCGCATGCCACACGGCCACCTCTGTCCCGGTCGCCCAGTTCTGAACGAACGCATGGGTTCCCATGTATTTAACCGCACCATTACGACTGGTCGGGTGGTCTTCTGTTGGGTATCGGCGCCAGTATCCAATCGGTGGAGGACTGTCGATCAGGATGCCATGCAGCCTGCAATAGGTAACCAGGTCATTCATTTACCCTTCCCCTTCAGGTATGCAATGAGCCGGCTCTTGACGAACTTCTCGAATGCCATATCGGGAGGGGCGGTCGTATCGGCCAGGCCCCTGGGCCACACCCCAAACTTGTCTTTGTAACAATGCGCAGCACGGCCTGGCGACCATCCCCTAAACTGTATATACCATTGGCACATACCCCAAAACGCTTGCTTGTCGTCCCTGCTGACCATCCCGGTCAATTCTTCCAGGGTTCCAGGTACGCTGCTCACCTTGTTCTGACGCTCGCGTACATGGCCACAATGCAGACACGTATCCGAACCAACCGGCCACAGATGCCCGCATGATGGGCACTTAGATTCCTTCTTCTCGTCGTCCGTCTTTTCTTTCTTGGCCTTCTCTTTTCCATCATCCAGCTCATCGACGCCGTTGTGATAGACCGCTTCCCAATCCTCCTGGAAACGTAAGTAATTCCCACTATGGTCCAGCCAGACGGCAAACTCTTTGTTGTCAGCCCGGCGCATGATGCGGCCCATCTGCTGGATATGGGACGATAAGGACTTGCTGAACGGCCTGGCGCTCACCCCAATCATTACATCCGGGACGTCAAAACCTTTGGTTAGGATATCCGTAGCGATCAGCCCATGAAGTTCCGTGTCCGGGCGGGCAAAATCCTCAATCACATCACGCTTGAACTGGTCATCATCCCGATAACTGACAGACACAAAGTTGTACCCCTCGGCTGCAAACTGTGCGGCCAGGTCTGCCCCATGCTCTACGCCCGAACAGAACACAATCGTTTTACGCGGGCCGCCAAAAATTTCATTGGTCTTTCGGATCCATTCCTCAACAATGTTCCCAGTAATCTGCATGCCCCGCTTGGATGCCTCGGCCTGGGACCATTCGCCCGCCACCTTTTTGGCACCCGTCATGTCGATTTCTTTGGCAATGAATACCCTGAGCGGCATCAGAACCTTCTGATCTACCAGCTCTTTGGTCGTGACAGTATTGACAACGTTGTCATAGATGTGGCCCAGCCCCTTGGTAAAAGGGGTGGCCGTCAGCCCGATGACCCGCACATCAGGATTATTCTTAATGAAATCAACTGTCTGCTGCCGTGTTGTGTGACACTCATCCACGATTAAAAGGTTCAGTCCGGGGAATGATCCTCGCTTTTCCAGCGTCTGCGCTGAGCACACCTGGATGTTTTCATAAGGCCGATAGCGCCAATGCCCCGCCTGTAATACGCCGTGGGGGATGTGATACTTTTCCAACCGCTCGCTGGTCTGGTCGCACAGAATGATTCGGTCCAGCAGCATCGCTGCCTTGTTACCTTTCCCCCTGGTTGCATTGAGCAAGGCAATTGCCATCTCTGTCTTGCCCGCTCCGGTCGGTGCGTAAAGTATCTGTGCCCGCTTGCCATCTGCAAACCCCTGACGTAGCGCTGCCAGGGTGGCGTCTTGATAGTCTCTTAGTTGTAAACCCATGTTGATTCTCCGCTGCCGGCACACTATGCCCGCCGGCTTGGGCCTTGTTTATTCGTAGGCTTTAAGTTGTCTTTGTTGCATGGCAATCTGTCGCTTGAGCTGCGCGTTTTCCAACTGGAACTTATCACGGCTAGATTTCACCGCGTTCATTTCCAATTTCAAAATACGAATCTCTTCGCGCAACTGCTTGATCAGGGCTTCTGCTGATTTCTTTTCATCAGCGGTGGCATCCATCGCTTTCAAGGCTAGGCGATCGGTCAGCGTTTCGTTCTGAGCAATCAGCTCGTCAACCATTTCCTGGCGGTGGTCCACGGCTGGCGCATCGGCTGGCTTAGGCGGTTCAACCAGGGGCGCTTCTTTGGCGGGCTTGGCTGGCTTTTCTTTCTTTTCGGGCGTGCTCTTCTCGGCAACGTTACCCTTGGGCGTCATGTACTTACGAACTGCTGGCGCGCTTTCACCACGCATCTTGGCAACGAACGGGGGAGATACGTGCAGCTGACGGGCAATTTCTGAATTGCTCCATTGACCCCACTCAAAATCTTCAATGAAGATCATGGTTATCTTGCGCTTGTCGGCGTTGTCCATCGGCTGGCCGTGCAGGTTATTGGCCGTGCTGCCGTAGTAGAGGGCATCCCGCGGGGTTCCTGTTTCTATTTCACACAGAAAATCTGCCACACCAATACGCAGGGCCGCGTGATAGCGGTGGAATCCATCAGATAGCCAGTAATCTGTGCCGTCAAAGAAGACGCGCATCGGAGGGAATACCGCTCCGCCTTCCAGGTCCGTAGCGTAGCGCATGACCGCTTCTTCTTTAATGGATGCGCGCACTTGGGTGCCGCCGTCCAGCCTGATTTGTTTCAGGGGTAGGGTTTTTCTTTCTAACATGTTGTTCCTTTTAAAATGGTGCGTCGAAGCCTATGAATTCTTTGAGTTTTTGCTTGTAATGCAATGCTTTTGCTGCGTCATCCGTGCCCTCTTTGCGGCCGGCTCGCATGCTGTATTTGATGATGTTGCCCTTCAAATATCCAATGAATTCCTGGCGGCTTAACACCGATTCCATAACGGTCCAGGGCTGGATGCCGATCTGGTGGTAGTGGTCGCCACCCACTTGATGCTCGTCGGCTGATGCTTTGTCAATCATGTTTACCTCTTTAAGTTTCTTCTAGTTACACGGGTAGCCCAACATCCGGCGCAATGCCATTTGGTGTGGCTCATTTGGATACCCCCTTCAGGCGGCTTCATTTCGTTGCATTGGTTGCACTCTTTTAGTTGGTGCAGCGGCTGCTTTGCTCCGATGTCCAGCTGCTGTTTAACAAAACCGTTCATCGTTTCATGCTCCGTATGTACGCCGCAAAGCTATCCATGGTGACCTTCTCAAAGGCTTTGAAGTTGTTCACTTCCTTCGCCACCTCCTCAAGGGCGTCGTTCCTAATCTTGTTTGAGATCGGGTCGAGTTGCTTCATAATCATCTGCCGTTTGCGCCATCCCAGCGCTTTTTCCCATATGCTTAACTGTGCTTCGCTCATTTCTTGCTCCTAATATTTTGTTGCTCCATTCAACCTTGTAGATGCCACCATCCAAACCAAAGTCAATTCGTATGTTGCACTCCACAAGGTATGGATGTAGGCTTACACCCAACCCATCCATGTTCTGATTAACTCTGTAGTACTTGCTGACCATTGTCTTGCCACGATCTTCTTCAGGCGTGAACTGTCGGTACAGTGGTTCAGGTGTTTTGGATTTACTCAAGTGTTCTTCTCCTTAAGCTTGTCTTCTATTTGCTCCACTATTAAGCGGTCATTCCATTGATGCCGAACTGCGTCTACTAAGATTTCGTTCTTATCATCTTCCGTCAGCCCAACCCACCCACGCTCAGGCAACGGATGCCCTGCTTGCCTGTAGGCTTCATCACGCCATAATTGCGCTCGTTGCCTGTGGTACTCACAGTTTGGGCAGTCATTCATGCTTGTCCCCTTGCTCGGATTTGCCATGCTAATTCATCGTTAGCCTCTATAACGCTATCCTCACACACCTTTGCACACGCCTCACGCTCGGCAGAAGCGACAAGGGCGGCAAAGCTTTCAAGGTAATCAATAAACTGCTCCCTATCTTTGCCCATGCCATAAAGTGACAAACCTGATGCGTCTGCCATGAGAATAATGTCTTCTCTGTTCATAGCGGTGCGTCCTCGTCTGTTGGTGGTAGACCAGTATCTTTGTATACCCAACCGATGCGGTACTTAGCACCTTTGTAGGGGGCAAGAATAATTTCCCTGCCGTTGAGCATTCGGGTCACGCCCTGCTCCATTAGGTCTTCTAATGAATTAGGAACTACTGAATTTGGGAATGGCCAGTTGTTCATTGCCGTTTCTGCCTTTCTGCCAATATCTTGATTAGCTCTGCTTCATCCTCTTCGCTGACGGGCTGGGAATGCTCCCACAAGGTGCCACTTTGCACCATGTTCTTGAGGTCGGCGATCATCTCGGCCAGCTCCTCTTGCGTCCCGTCAAAATCATCGAAACAACCAGGCGCAAACTCAATTTTGTATGGTTTGGTCATTGGTTTTTTTCCTTCAGCTTGGCTTGATATTCCTCAAACAAATCTGTTACCTTCACTTCGGCTATAGGGGTTTCCCATTCAGGATCTAAGTTTGACCAGACCACCACATACATTTCTTCTGATTCATCCACTTGTTGCACCTCAATTCGCAAATTGTTTTCTAATACGCCCTGAATAAATTCAGTAGCTATCCTGCGTATTTCTTTTTCAATTGGAGGAAAGTCAATGCCAACATGCATAGTGGATAAATCAATTCGCTCAATAGGTATGGATACATTCATGCGTTTTTCTCCTTCAACTTGTCTTCAACCAGCGTCTTGAAAATAAATGTACTGAGATGATCCGTCTGCCAGTTGGGTAGCTTTTGAATGATCTTGTTAGTTTCTGCGTTGCTGAGGTTCTTCCACTTTCGCTTGGCTTTCCTGGGCTTGAACACCGGCATGCGGGCATCGACAAAACAGGCCATGTCTTCACCCCAGGTAACCCATTCAAACAACCATTGCCACATCAAACGCTCGTTACGGCATTTGTACTGAAACATGGCCATCACCAGGCACAGCTCTCGGTTGGTAGGTTTCATTTGTCCCGCTCCTCTAACATGGCGTCGGCTGCTTTATATGCATCTGCTGCCAGCTCATAGCGATTGGGATGCGATCCTCCGGACAGCAATGCTTGCATAGCCTTGGCCGCAAAGTAGTCCCGCATCGACATACCATCAGTGTTAATTGAAAAGCCCAGGATGCGCGATTCGTCATCGACCATGAACCTGGGTGTAGGGAATGCTGCTCCGCCTGTTTTCTCTCTCATGCTTGCTCCTTTTTTAATTCGTTTCTGATCGCCCGCTTCACAATTGTTTCTGTTACCCCAAATCTTTCCGCAATTTGTCGGTACGAAAGCCCCTGTTTACGCAGCACAATCGCTCTTCTCGCATCTACTGGTGTTGCCGGCCGGCCCGCGCCAATCCTAGCTCCGCCGTGTTTTGTCATACGCTTCTCCTTTAAACTTGAA